TATCCAGATCTTTAGACATAATTTCTAATTGAGTTGTGACACGATTTTGAGTCTCAATTATGCCAAAGTAGGCCCACGTTCCGATCGCTACCATCGCGATGAGACTCGCCACTGTTTTCATGGGCATTTGTACCGCTGCTTCTTCTGATATTTTTAAAGGTTTAGCCATGGAGTCCTACTCCTACAATAACCAAAATCAGTGTCAATATCAACCAGTTCATGATCTTAATCCTGATCCTCGCTTGTCGTTCCCTCATCTGTGCTCTTCTCGTCAACTCCTTCAGAGTTTTGAATCCTATCATTTTCGCACTCACAATCTCCACACTTACAGCCATCGTGATCTGCTTCCATGCAATGGCACAAGTGTCCACATTTTTTACAGGTTTTTCCCATCATATTTACTTACCTTGTTTTTCAATCATTTTTTCGTAACTATCTAATATCTTATTTTTTATTTTACGAAAAAATCTTTTAATTCTTATTATTACCATTTTTTGTCTCCTCAATTTTATAGAAGAATTTATCAGTATCTTCTGTTTTCCATTTACCCGTATCTTCCACAGTCCATTCGCTTGTTTGCACCTTCCAGTCCGGAACTTCGTCCTTTACTGTAAATGAAGGAATACTCCAAATGATACGATTATTTGGCTGAGCTGCATAATTACCATCATCCAAGGCCATTATGTGTGCACATTTATGTTCGTGCGGAATTTCCGAATGATCGGTATCTAGTATATTACTATCTGGGTGGCCCCAGTCAACAGTAAAAAGATAGCTACCAGAGTGTAATTTTTTGTCTTTTCCGAAGTATTTACCACTTGTTCCGTCTAAGAGATCGAAACAAATAACAGAAGGATAATAACTGAAACAATTCCAAAGCTCCAACTCATCAAGTCTATGTCTAGGAACTTTTTTGACATCAAAGCCTTTTTGAATGAAAGCAGATATCGGCAACCGATAGAAGACAGCACCATTTTCCATAATTGCATGAAACAATATAGGACGCCCTGTAATCGATGCCAGGCCAAAGATAATACAGTCTTCAGCTTCTCCATGGTGTGATTTGAGATCATATAGATATTCTCTTCTGATCTGACAATATATAACAGGTATGTTTGCGTTTAAATAAGCCATAAATTATCCTCATTTTATTTTCATCCACTTACGATTTTCAAACCCACTTTCTATCAAAGTTATTGGAAAGCTACAACTAATCCTTTTATCTGTTTGAGGAGTTACATGATGATATATACCCGCAGGGATAAATACATACTCTCCCGTATTTAAAACTTTTTCAAGTTTAGTTTCAGAAAAAATTTCTACTTTTATAGCTCCTTCCGAAGACACAATTAAGTTATGACTTTCATCTTTGTGTTTTTTAAAATGATTAACTGTTTTATTTAAAGAAAAATATATATGACAATCAACAGACTTATTAAAAATATTTTCTAATTCTTGAGCTAGTTTATTAATTTTTTCATTTATTTTACTACAATCATTTATATAGCATGTATTATCTTTCGTAATTTCTTCAATGGCATCAATTGGCCAACTGTTATGATCAGTTGACCAACCACTAGTGATCCATGAATACTTTTTAGTGGGGCCACATATTCTAAACCTATTCATACTCATGAAAGGTCTTAAATTTAAGATTTTTTCAAGCTCCTCGTATGAAAAAAGTTTTGTTTTTAGTTCTCCAAAGCTTACTTGATCTACTTTCAGAGCACTTAACATTGCTATTGAATGATAATTAATAAAACAACGATTGCTATAATTATAGCAGTAACTTTTTTATGAGCCATTGCTAAAGAACTTAGTCTCGTTGCGTGTGCTTTTAGTTTTTCCATAGTTACCTCCTATTTAATATTACCCCAATTTTTACCAAATTCATAGTCTACTTTATTTGGAACTTCTAACTCTACAGCACCTTCCATTATATCTTTTATTTTTTGGGCTTCCTTTTCAGAACCTATAGAAATATCTAATTCGTCATGTACTTGAAGATGTGGAATAATTCCTTCTTTGTGTAATTCAATCATAGCTTTCTTTGTCATGTCTGCAGCAGATCCTTGAATCAATCTATTTAAAGCTTTATATGTGAATGCTCTTTTGATCCCTGGTCCGTGTTCCGCGAGCGCTGCATCGTGAGGCAATGCTTTATGTATACCGAATTGATTGGGCTCCCACAAATGAAACCTACAAAGTCGACCAAGAAGAGTTCTAACTTTCCCTGCTTCTTGTGCTCTGGACATTACGGATTCCATAAGTTGTTTAACAAATGGAACCTTAGAATGATACTGTTTAAATAATTTTTCGGCTTCTAATTTATTTATACCGAGCTCAGCTTGTAATTTATTTTTTCCCATTCCATAAAACAAACCTAAATTAATAGTTTTGGCTTGGAATCTTCCAATGTCAGCCATATCAGCTACAATCTGGTGGAAGTCTGCGTCCCCTTGCATATAAGCATGTACAACTTCATCAACCCCATATAAGTTTTGTAATGCTGCATAATGTACTACAAGTCTTGGCTCTTGTTGGTTGTAATCAAAACAACCCCAAGTATGATCTTGCTCAGGTAAAAATAAGGATCTGATCCGTGGGCCGAGATCCTTGTTGCGAGCAGGAATCTGCTGTAAATTGGGGTTATTCATCGAAAATCTACCAGTGACTGTCCCACCGCCATCTCCACGCAATTGGTTAATCTCCGCATGGATACGGCCGTTTAAACTATACTTTAGAATGGTATCTATAAATGTCGTGTGAGCCTTATTAATCTCACGTGCTTTTGCTATACATTTGACCACATTATGTGGGTGATTCGCTAAAAAATTCTTGGTAAATGATGGTGCTCCAGTCTTCTCTGTTCTGTCATATGGCAAACCGAGTTTATCAAATACTTTGGCAATAGACCTTGCAGCCCAAATTTGAACATCAATCCCCGTACTTGTCCACACTTCACCAAGCATTTTTTTCTCTTGTTCTATTAATGTTTTCTTTTCGATCGCGGCTTGTTCTTGATTTACACGTACACCGAGAAACCGCATATCTACTAGAACAGGAAACAACTCTATTTCCATATCGAATATAGATTGAATGTCCTGGTGTAAAATTTCTTTTTTACATTCCTGCCACAACTCCAGTGTGAGTTGTGCGTCACGCTCCGCGTAAGCACCAACGTACATGGCTGGAAGTTTATACATTTCTGCTTTTGGATCTATGCCCCAGGATTTAGCTGCTTCATATAATGCTGATTCATTTTTTCCTCTTCCAACGTAATCTCTGGATAAACTATTTAAATCATAACGTAATCGGTTCTCATCTATAAGAGCGGAAGCAATCATAGTATCTACAATTTTTCCTTTTATTTTTATTCCTAAAGATCGTAACCAACAAACGTCGTACATTGCATTGTGAAATATTTTTATTGAGTCAGTATTCATTTGGTCCTGTAACCATTTAAGAACCATCTTACGATCCATGTTACCACCACCCTCGTGAGCTATTGGATAATAAGCACACCAATCAACGGTGGCCAACGAAATACCTACTACTTCACCAACTTTAACCACAGAACCAGATCCCATTCTTTTATTTAGATTTGGATCTTTTGTTTCTAAGTCTATAGCTATTTCATCGTATTTAGATAGGTCTGGAAAATCAGTTGGTGGTATCCACTCGGTTTGTGGTCTAAATAAAGGTACCTGCATTATTTATAATCTCTTTCTATTGCCATTTCGCAATAATGAATTGCCTTTAATAAATCTTCTTTTTTATTTTTTTGTTTGTGCCTGCATAAATATTTTATAGCATTCCCCTCCGCGAACGGAATATTATTTTTATTTATAAATTCACTTGGCTGAATAACCATTGATTGATAATGGGAGCCACCTATTTGTTTTTTATATGCCTTACTCATATTTTAAAACTTTTGTATATATCCTTCGGTCTAATAATATGTAAATGTTCTTTGGTTCTGGTTGCACCCACATAAAACAATCTATTTTCATCATCAGGATATCTTTCATAATTTTTTTGAGTATTATTACTTAAATCAGTCAACAACACTACGTTCTGTGCTTCTCCTCCTTTTACACCATGTATCGTAGATAAAGTAATTCGAGGATCTTTATTTAATTGTTCCCCATTTTCTCTCATTCTTCTAATGTATCTAATTTTTTCTTCAGGAGCTTGATCAAAGGCTTCATACCAAACATTTTTAGTATTTAAACCTTTGTTATTATATAATTCATCAACACTATAAAAGGCATCTTTATCTAAATATTGTATATTCTCTTTGGCAAAATTATTTGGAGACATATAAGAAGAAATTCTTTTGACTTGATCCATACTTAAAGGAGTTCCCTTGCGAGAATTCTCCCAATCAGTCACAGCTTCGTATAAATCTTTTTCATATCCTTTCTTAAATTTATTTTTATAATACATTCCTTTAGAATATAATACATTTTCTAAATCCTCCAACATATATCTAGTTCGAGCTAAAACTAACCATTCACCTTGAGACATATCTACATTTTGAAATTCATAATAATAAGAGAGAAGACCACGTTCAGTTTTAGGTTTCCATTGTTTATGAATACGATTAGAAATTCTTCCCACAATATTCATTGCAACATCATGAACTGCTCTAGGTATTCTGTAAGATTGTGTAAGGTTTAAAAGTCTTCCTTTTTGTGTAATAAAACTATCTACATCTGCACCCGCCCATCTAAATATAGCTTGATCATCATCACCCGCTATATAACTATCTCTTGTTTTATCCCATATTGTTTTAGCCATTTGCCATTGGACTCTAGATAAATCTTGAGCTTCGTCTATAAACACTACATCAAATTTAGGAGAGGCATCGCTTAAAACAAACTGAGTTATCATGTCCGTA